AAGATTTCAGACCGTATCGGTCTTACTCTTCGCAATGTTTACGAGCGACGAAGGGCAATCGAGAAGAAATACAACATCCTTCTCCCCACAAAAGACGCTCGTTTTACCTTACCCGAAAATCGTAGACGAGCGACGCTAGAAACTGAAGGCTATGTGATCGTATTCTCTGACGCTCACTTCATGCCTGGAGAACCTTCCGCGGGGTTCAATGCGCTCTTAAAACTCATCAAGACCCTAAAGCCCAAAGCGATTATCGCAAACGGAGATATTCTCGATGGAGGAACAATCTCTAAGTATGGCCCTATGGACTGGTCTCCAGTCACAAGCCTGCGCGATGAACTCGAAGCGGTTCAGTGGCATATGGATCAAATCGTCAAGGCCTGTAAAGGTCTAGGTACTTTCTTGCATCGAACCACAGGCAACCACGACATACGGTTTGACAAAAGATTAGCCGGATCTGTTCCTGAGTACAAAGGCATCCAAGGTACGACTTTAAAGGATCATCTACCTGAGTGGTCTGTCAGTTGGTCTGTCATGGTCAATGACATCTGCATGGTCAAACATAGACTTCAGCATTCAGGTATCCACTCCGGTTACAACAACACCTTAAAAGCAGGCATATCTACGGTCTCAGGGCATACCCATCTTTTGGAAGTTAAGGGTTGGGGTGACTATCGAGGGCGTAGATACGGTGTATCTACAGGGATGTTAGCCAATCCTGATGGCGGTCAGTTTGGTTATATCGAGGACAACCCTGTCCCTTGGTGTCAAGGCTTTGCTGTCTTGTGTTTCAGAGATGGTTTACTCTTACCTCCCGAACTTGTCGAAGTTATCGAAGGGACTGCATACTTTAGGGGGCAAGCCGTTGGCTAACTTTGAACAAGCGTTTGACAAGATGATGGAGGACGAGGGAGGTTACGTCCTTCACGAAGTCCAGGGAGACCGAGGCGGCCAGACCTATGCTGGTATTGCTCGCAAGATGCACCCCAAATGGGAGGGTTGGCAGCATATTGACTACCAAGAAACACCTCCGACACAACTAGTCCGAGACTTCTATAAAGATAACTTTTGGGACAAGATCAAAGGCGATGATTTAACGCATGACGTTATAGCCTCGTCGTTATTTAACTTTGCTGTCAATGCTGGCGTTCCCGTAGCCATCAAACTTGCCCAGATATGCGTCAAAACGGCCCCAGATGGCGTTATCGGCCCTAAGACCATATCTGCACTCAACCAAGCCAATCCTGAGCTATTTGTGGCTTATTACGCGCTAGCAAAGATTGCTCGTTATCGTGACATCGTGACGCGAGACAGAAGTCAAATGAAGTTCATGTTAGGTTGGATCAACAGGACGCTCAAGCTATGAACCTGCTCGGAATCTCTTCCATCGTTGATAGCGTCGGAAAAGTTATCGGAGACCTGCACACATCCGATAAGGAACGCATGGAGCTTGAGCTTGAGGCCAAGCGTATCGACCAAGCGATAGACCTCGGTCAGATGGAAGTCAATAAGGTCGAGGCCGCTAACCAGAATATGTTTGTTGCTGGCTGGAGACCTGCTATCGGTTGGGTTGGTGCGGGAGCGATGTTCTACCAATTCCTTGCTTATCCGCTTTTGGTATGGGCGTGGACTTGGATGCAAGCAGAACAGATCGTTCCGCAAGAGGTAAAGCCTCCGCCGATGTTAGACACCGAGGCTTTGTGGGTTATTCTTTCTGGGATGCTTGGGATTGCTGGAATGAGGAGTTTTGAGCGCGTTAAGGGTGTTGTCCCTCCGGCTAAGTCTTAGGTCTTTTGTGTTGCGCGGTAACTTCATCTCGCACCATCTGGCCTATCTTGTCACCGTGTACCTTGTCAATCTTCTCGATGATGGGCAGTCGTTTGCTTTTAGGTAATCTTAAGATCATCTTTGCCCAATCTTGAACGACAAACGGCAACGCTTGGTTATACGCTGCCGTTATCTCTTCAACATCAGACGACTTAACCTGCTTGATAAGGTTGATCCACGATTCCACGGATCGACCACTCCCGAAAAGCCTTATGTTTTGCCATTGTGTCTGGGCACTCGGTTGACGGTGGAATCCACCCCCGCTCCCTCCAGATTTCCTCGACGGGTCTGAACTTTTCTGTCCTCGTCTGATTCTCGATTAACTCTTTCCAGTTGCTCATAGTAAGCCTTTCGGGAACGGATAGACCGCATCCTCGTGAGGAGTTCCTGGCCGTGGTGCATTGAAGAACCTCCGTTTTTCCAACTCTGTAGGCTTCCAGAATGCTTCCGGAGCCTCAGACTTGATGATGTGAATGATCCTCTCTAAGACCGGAGAGTCATCCGAGATGTTTGCAGGACGCTTTGCAAACGCTTTTTTCAGCATGGTTTGGTGGTGTACGCTTAACATTAGAATGGCACATCCTCGTCATTGTTAGTCTTAGCGGGTCTAGCTTCCCCGTCTTTCTGCTGGAACTTTAGGCCCAGATACTTTCCGTCGGAACCCTCGTTGACCCATCCTGAGATCCAAAACTCGACCCCGTTTATCATTGCTGAACCTCGGTAGTCTGGGTGAACATCCTTCTCTTTCTTCTTGTTCTTGCTGATTGATCCTGTTAGTTCTTTTGGCATAACGACAACTCCATTTGATTAACTTCGTTGAGAAAAGCAACCAGATCAGCCTCGATCTTTGTTAACTCTTCCGGTTTAGGCTCGTAACGTACGACGAATAGTTGAAGATGTTCAGGAAGCCTTGGGTCGAACGAAACAAAGTCGCACCAAGTTCTACCTGTCACGAGCATTTGAGTGAGCATCTGTGGCTTGTATTTGGTTGGGACCTCCTTTGCTAGTAAGTAATCGACATGGGTGTTTGAGTTGGGACACTTAATCTCGATCAACCCTGAGCCTGCAAAGCCATCAGGAGACGCTCCAAGCCACTTTATCGACTTGTGGGTATGAAACCCTGTCTGCTCGACGAAATGGCCTGTATGGATTTCGTAGGCCGCTCTGGCAACAGGTTCTTGTTCTGTTCCCCATTGCATAGCTGCATTCGTAAAAGAATCACCCTGTAAGCCCGTCAGACGCTCTGTGACGAGTTGAATCTGGTAGTTCCTACGCGTAGCCGTTCCAGGTTTCGCAAGCGCGTCTGAGGCCCGTGAAGCGGTTAGATGGCCTAACCTTGCCTTAAACCAATCATCAGTTCTTTGTTCCATGTTGCGCCTCTTTCATTTCCCCATCGTTGTATAAGAAAATCTGAAAGGTCAGATCTGCTTCGATGTTGTGTTGTTTGAGCAAATAATCCTGAAAAGTTTTCTTAACCTTCTCGACAATCTTTGGATCAGTCAACGGCCTAAGCGAAACAGCAAACTGCATCGTCTCACCTAAACCTTGGCATCCCCAGGCGTGGTCAACAAACTGCCTTGTAAAGCCAGTGCATTCGTGAAACTCCGCAAATTCTTCCCACAACTGGGTTAGTTCATCCGATTTTTCTCCGATTTTTATACGTAAATTAGCCATGTTTTTGCACCTTTAATATCCCTCGTTCGATCATTGCTTGCATCGTGTTTATGTACGCTTGGTTCCAGAAGTCTCGACGTTCCTCACGAGACATTTCTTTTCCCTGGTCTAAGTATGCGTGACAACGAAAACACAAAGATGCTACTAAAGCATCAGAGACCTTGATGCCCATACCTTTGCCTTGGTTTCTATGGGCGGCGACTACAGTTCCATCTTCACAGAAACAAGATCCGCAAGGCATATTCCTGCAAGCCTCAAGCAGCTTTTTGTTTGAGTACATTGATCTTCCTCAAGTCAAGTTCAGCGTCTTTCATCTCGTCTGTCCAGACTAAGCCCTTCTCGATTGCGTACTGAAGAAGTTGCTCTACTAAATCCGAGAACTCCGAAACAGTAAGCGAAGCAGTCGAAGGCTCGATCTCTTTGACTTGGCCTCCAGGAAGTTCAACAACACGAGAAGGAAGAAACCTCGTCTTAGCCCACTCGTGCCAGATGTCCTGTGTATATTGCTGGCCCATTAACTGTTCCGCACAGGCTGTCAGGATCGACCAATAAAACCGATTCTGAGCCGCTGTGCGAGGAGGTTTGGAGATAGTTACCATGTAGCCTAGTTCAATGGCTTCTATGGCTTCTATGACCCTCCTACGGTCAGTCTCAGTCGTTAGTATTGATCTCATTTCGTAAGTACCAGTTATAGTTGGCTCGGAAGGCCCGTCTCTCGAAGTCAGTGAACTTATCGTGACGCTCTGAGTACATGGCATTGACCATGCGTCTCTTAAACTCTTTGCTGTCAACGTCAAGCCACATTAGATAATTGTCGAGCCCTGACTCGTGGAGGTCTCCGAATAGGAACCTAAGTGCGGTAATCGTTTCATCCTGTGGTCTAGTTTTGTAGGGTGCTTTGCAAGCATCATCGACTGCAAGCTGGATAACAGACCAAAGCAGTTTCTTGCAACGCTCTGTCTGGATCGAGTCCAGCAGTCCTTCTTCAAATGTGTTTAGGTTCATTTTCGTTTGTAGTAAAAGGCCCAGGCTTGCCTGTAGAGTTTTTCTTTCGTTACCAACTTGCGAGCCTCCAGAGCACGAATCATCTTGAGCGCATTCTGTGGTGTGCAACCAAACTTGTTTGCCAGATCGTTAAGTGACATCCAGTCATCGAGTGCAGTTAAGTAAGCCGTTTGTGTTGGTGTTAGCGGTTTAGACTTGTTGAGCATCAACCGTCCAAACTTTTCCACCGACTTCAGGAACTCATCTCGGTGTGAGATGAGAATCCCAGATTTCTTGGCAATAGAGAGAATCTGACTCATTTGATCTCCGTCAGTTCTTTCTTGCGCTGTTCCTTAGCTGAGTCTATTTGTTTAATAGCCTCAGGATCGTTCTTGAACACCTTGTACGCTCCTGTGAATGCTGCTTTCAGATCATCAACTGTTTTGGCCTCTGAGAGCGTTTTTATGTGTTCGTCTACGGAAGGCTTATCTTCATCTGGTAGATCCTCTCCAGCGTAGATATAAAGCCCGATACCGTGGAGACTGATAGCTTTAGCTAAACACCTTTGCATAGCAGTGTTGACCTGGAAAGCATCTGGCTCAGAGATCGCTTTGTTACGGTGATCCATGACAGGCAGTTGTGCAGTGCGAGACACACCAAATGCTTTGACCTCACAAAACACCATCACGGTGTCGCCCCACATCTGGTGTGGTTTGTACTCCCAGGTGGCTGTAGGATCGTGTTGTAACAATGTATCTACGGCCCAGGCCCAAGAGAGGTAAGAAAGGCCGTTTTTCTTCTCGACCTTCTCGGTTACGTTGATCTTTCTAAGTTCGTTGAATTTCATGTTTGGCTCCTTTATTTGATGAACAGGTAGAGCAGTGTTCCGTAGCAAATCCCTAATGCTGTGCATAAGATCCAGTCACTCCTCGTCGGCTTGTACTTGGTCAAGTTCGTGCTCCTGTTGTTCCAACTGTTGTTGGTAGTCATTTTGTTCCCTCTCTCTGTCGTATTCGTAAAGTTTTCTGTCAAGCCAAGCATCGTAGTCAACGCTCATACAGCCTCCAGGTATTTATTAAGTTCGTCTCTAAGTTGCGTTGCTT